TCAGCTTCCTGGGCCGCCAGCTTCTGGGCCTTCTCAGCTTCCTGGGCCGCCAGCTTCTGGGCCTTCTCAGCTTCCTGGGCCGCCAGCTTCTGGGCCTTCTCAGCTTCCTGGGCTGCCAGCTTCTCGGCCTTCTCAGCTTCCTTAGCTGCCAACTTCTCGGCCTTCTCAGCTTCCTTAGCTGCCAACTTCTCGGCCTTCTCAGCTTCCTTAGCTGCCAGCTTCTGGGCCTCCTTCTCGCTGACCGCGGTGGAAGATACGGAATCTCCATCGGAATCGTCGCCGGTGGATTCCGCCTGGGCTACCAATTTTGCGATCAGATCATCACCCGCCGATGTGCTGATCACGCTGCGGATTTTCTTGGGACGACCACGCTTACGCTTTTCGGGCGCCGCTTCATCATCGGACGATGTCGCAGTATCTTTCTTGGGACGACCGCGCCGACCCTTGACTACTGCAAACTCCTCCTCCGGAATAACCACACCGAGTTCTTGGGCGACCTTTTCGGCTTCCGCCCGTGTGATGTTGAGCTTTTCCATGACATTGCCGTATTTCACCAGTTTGCTGCTGGGTTTCCAGGAATCCATGGAGCGGTCGCGAATATCTCCACCATTTGGCTGATGAGAATCGGCGTTGCTGTCCGCCTGTTTTTTGCATGTTTTGCAATAGTCCTCGCCGGTCATTGGCACCTGGCTGCATTGTGTGTGCAAGCCGTGGTTAATACGAATACCATAGCACTGACCCTCAAACACGTGGTCGCAGTAGGGTAGTGGAATCGTCGGCTTCTTCGCAACCTTCGCCGTTTTTGTGCTTTTGGGCTTATTGCCCCTCATGCCCCCCAGTGATTCCAGTGCTTCGCCTGTATCGAAGTGATATTTCTCCGCTAGAAATTCCACCGCCTCCCGAATACAGCCCGACACCACGCGCGACATCGACGCCTCAATTGACTTTGTCATGTTGTAGCTCATATTTTATCTTTCTGTTAAGCTTCTGATCTTTTATCTTTCTACTATTTTTATTTCAATTTTTTTTTACTTTTTTTTCTTTTTTTATTTATATGTTTCATCTTTTTCTGTTATCTTTTATCGTTCTATCCGTTGATTCTCCCTTTTTACTCTCTTTCGGGTCTTAGAATAATTGTCACTGCGTGGATAATCATACCGCACTGATATCTGCCACCTCGTAAATTGTTTTTACACCCTCTTCCTTCTCGTTTTTATTACCCTAAACCTTTTTCTCTTTTTGGTGGTCCTCTTTACCTTACGTCTTGATTTAGATTTCAAACCTTTTTTATGTTTTTTTCGACGACGTGATTTCTTCCCTCTCCCGGTGGTCTCGGTGCCGACGTTGGGTGGCATGTACTTGGCCCCCTGCTGTGACGGGCGCTGGGCAGGGGGCCGGGCAGTGGGAGTGGCAGCAAGGGGCTGTAATAATTCTTTTTCTCTTTTATAGGTCTCGGTGCCGAGCATGTTATGGGGGGAGGGGGCAGAGGAGGGGAAATGCACCCCAGAAATAATGGCGGCGGCGGGTGGCAACAGATTATTCAGGATAGTTCTGAAACTACCAATCACCCTTTCTTTATAACTTTCTTTAAATTTTGGGCGTTTATCCGGATAAAATTTTTCCGCCACCAGCCGTTGCCACAACCGCAATTGAACCAGTCTTTTGATGGCTGTACCCTGTACCCGACGATGATCTTCCGACGTAAATTTTGCTCGCGCCTGCCGTTCCTCCTCTTCCTTCTCCTTCTCCTCCTCCGCCGCTGCCCGCGCCTCCGCCTCTGCCGCACGGCTAGCAAAATATTTAGATGTCCAATATTCTACCATATCACCAAATGGTATATTACCCTTATGCATACTTGTACTTATTTTTATCCAGTAATCTTCACCTTCCCGCCCTGGTTCGTCATTTAATGCACACACTGGTTCAGCGCTATACCTCCCAGAACTATAGTGTTCATTAAGCTCCTTGATGAGTTTTTTTTTTCCTCTTCTAACTTTTTAACATCGTCCTTCAAAATTTGTTGTTCCCTATCTGCGAGCACGACGCCATAGTTGCTATCAAGATTTCCTGCAATGAACATCAAGGGGTTCACGGTGAAGATAAGTGCTACGTGGAAAGCAGCAGCAACAAATTTGGATGTTTCGGGGCTGAACTTGAACTTCCTCCGGAGCAGTTGCGCGCTCGCTGATGCCGCCACCTCGCTGTCGTCTTCGCCTGGTTTATCGCGGATTTTTTTTCTGAGCCGCTCTATTTTTTCGTCAATGTTAGTAATAATACGAATCATATTTACATAGTTACCTTTCTGGGAATTAAACATTTTAGCCCACACATTCATAATACTCTTCGTCGCGCTGGTTGTGTCTAGTCGCGCATCAAAATGTTCTTTCATTAGATCTGCGATGGAGACATAACGACCTGCAGGAAAAGGTATACGATCGGCCCTGAACGATTCGTGATATACTAATCTTTGCGCGTAGATAAAATTTCTAAGAATTTGCGTTTTCGAAGAAACTTTGACAAAATTCGCTGCCGCAAGATGATGATACGAGACCTCCACTTGGTCTCCGTGTATACCAGCGGGGTCGAAGTCCACGTATGTTGTTTCATCCCGCGCAATAGGTATCAATGTATAATAATATTCACCATTGCTGCCGATCCTAATACTGATAATTTTTGCCAACGCAATGTTGGGAATTGAATCATCAGATATACCAAAAAGCTGGTTAAAAAAACTTTTAATGCCTGTTGTATCTCCTACAATTTGTACTATATTACCTTCCATCAAATCGGCGGGCAGAGGGGTGTTTATTTTTGTCATATCCAGTAGTTCATTTATCGCAACGGCTGGATCATTATATGGTAGTAATTGTTCTACTAGTTTGGTGTCGATAAATGTCTCAAATTTTTCTTTTTGCTTCTTTATTTCCTCTTCCCTTTCATCATTCTCTCTCTCTCTCTCGCTTCGTGCTGAGCCGCCGTAAATATCTCATCACCCGGGTGGATGGGCGAGTTTAAGTGGGCGGGCGTGAGACCCTTGAAAATCCCGCGGTGGAGGTCGGCGGGCTGGTGATGCTGACCTTGACGAAAAATTGTTGATAATGATAAATCGTCCATATATATATATATAATTTGAATTATTCTCGTTCTAAATATCTAATATTAATATAAATATTACATATTAAAATTATAATTATATATATAATTATGAGTTTAGATATTGATGCTCTTATTAATGCAGTTGATAAAAATAATAATGAAGATTTGTTGAATTTAAATTTTAAGAAAATAAAAAAAATAAAAAATGATATATTGCAAAAATTGGGTCTTGACCGCCAAACCTTGATAAAATATCATAAATCTCTTAAAGCTTATCGCTATATTGACGAAATATCAGATATTAAAATTGGTGGTTATGTTAGATGGATCCCGTTAAGCGATCCAACAAATATTAAACTGACAGCCGGTGGTATTGTGTGTGATGTCAAAATAAATGACGAAGTCAATATTCTTTGCAGAAATAGATTTAATAATATTTTTGAATTTAAAATGGCGAGAAGTTTGGTATTTCAAAAATTGTCCGAAGAAGAAAAAATCTTATTATCGGCACTAGACTACCTAGAAAAATAAAAAAAAATTGATCCAGAATGGCGGTTGATATAAGTTTTCATACCATGGCTAACTCTCAACCTAGCAAAATGTCAAACAATATGCCTGTAATTAACTACAAAAAAGATGACATTGTAATTATTGGTGAGAATGGAATGAAAAAGAAACGCCATATCTTTGGTGATGCACCGACTAAAAGGGTCTTTAATTGCGGAAATACCCAATATTGCGACTGGTTGTATCAAATTGATTATGGTATCATGCTCGAACACGAAGGTTTTGTACTACAATCCAACATCATTTGTCGGGCCGGTCCAGAACACGAAACTATGCCTATGTAACTTAAAAACTGCTACCATACGAGCCACCATATGTTTCGTTCGCGGCGCGTGGTTCATTGTTGAGTGCTACTTCTACAGGATCTATACCAACACCGGTTCCGGTTCTACATACGTCTCCGCCAATATCGCAACTTTTCTGTGGAAATACCCCCATTTGATTGCTACCTAATAAATGTCTATCACAACTTTCATTATTAATATTTGCATGGCTACTTTGATTATTTGGGTTTGAATATGCTTCCGTAGTTGGTAAAATATAATTTACACTATGCGGTGAAGTTTTAATATCCTGTTGATTAGGATCTTTATCCTTTTTTTTACCGACGTTTTCGCTACTTCTACCATGCCACATGTCAATTGCTCGTTCCATCAATATATTTAGTTTAAAACCTAGTTTTGACTGCATTGTTGCTAATATAATAAGAAGGGGAATTATAAAGTTTTCGGGATTAAATTTACCATATTCTACCTTGCTATAGGTTGGAACATATCGTATTAATCTGTTCGTAAGCCAAATAGAAACCATAATAAATACTATCTGAAATATGCATTCCATGCTTATTTCTAAACATCCTTTAGATTCATCATCTTCTGGTACGATAGTTTTGACGCTTTTCAATATTAACATTACTGGTATTATGGCTAAAACACTATATTGTATAATATTCATTACCTCACTTTTGTGATCATCGTTAAAAGTCGTTATATAACTTATAAATCCTTCTTTTTCTTTAGTAGCCGATTTAATTGTTTCAGAAACATCACTCATATGTTTTATAAAAAGAAATTAAAAATATATGAATATGAATATTAAGATGCTAAAAAAAACTACAATCGGCATCAAAACTATTGATAATGTTGTCCATGATGAAAACCAATATTTAAATTTAATTAATGACATTATTACCGATGGGGATGATATCAACGGACGTAATGGATTAACACGGACAATTTTCGGTTCAGCCATGCATTTTTCTTTAGAAAATGATACCTTGCCTTTATTAACAACAAAAAAAGTTGCTTGGAAGACTTGTTTACGTGAATTATTATGGTTTATTAAAGGGTCTACTAGCAATATAGAATTGCAGAAGAAAAATGTTAAAATTTGGAACGGCAATGGATCACGAGATTTTTTAGATTCGAGAGGTTTACAACATCTAAAAGAAAATGATTTGGGTCCGGTGTATGGTCATCAGTGGAGATTTTTCAATGCTCCTTATACTGATTGTGACACAGATTATACCGGTCAAGGTATAGATCAACTTAAGTATATTATAGACAATTTAAAAAATCCCGAGACCAGAACGTCTAGACGTTTGGTCATGTCAGCATGGAATCCATGTCAGCTAAATGAAATGGCACTACCACCATGCCATGTTTTGGCTCAATTCAATGTGGTTAAGGGAGACCATTTATCATGTAGTTTATATCAACGAAGTGGTGATGTTGGTCTAGGAGTTCCTTTTAATATTGCTTCCTATAGTTTATTAACACATATTATCGCAAAACATTGTGGCTTAAAAGCAACCGAATTTTGTTATTATTTAGGAAATAGTCATATATATAGCGATCATATTGAACCCTTGCGAGAACAAATTAAAAGGGTGCCATATACCTTTCCAAAAATCTCAATTTCTAATAAATATGATACAATTGAAGAATATTTAGAAAAAGATATTGATATTCACAATTATATTTCACACGAAACGATTAAAATGGTAATGCGAAAATAATTGGTTTTTAAAATATACGAATAGGTTAAAATGAGTGGAGCAGCCAGCTTATCATCAGCTAAAAGACGAAGATCCGGTGGTGTAAATAACAATAACAATAACAATAACAATCAGGTTTCTAATGTAAGTAATGAACAAACTACACCATCCCCTAATAATATTGTCCGACTAGCAAATACCTCTAATGTAGCAGAAGCATTAAATATACACGACCAGATATTGGTGGAGAGCATAAAACAAATCAATTCGCACACCACACAATTTACAGCCGTAAATGAAACACTTAAAAAGGTTGGGTTAAATGAAAATGGTATTCATGAACGCTTATTAAAGGTCGAAGATCTTTTAAATAAACTGCTGGAAAAAACTACATCTACCGCAGAAACTACTTTAAATTGTAATAAAGAAGAGGTTGATACCATTAAATCAGAAGTTACTACGGAAATCAATGAAACACTTAAAAATACCGCCCCCGCCGATGAACCTCCTACAAAAGAGATGAAAGATAATACGCCAACCGCGCCAACCGGGGGAAGTTATAGAACTAAAAAAAGAGGTAAGAAAAATAATGTAAGCCTGTCTATAGATGATGCAGCATAAATTTTATTTATCATATTCATATAAATAAAATTGATAATATACGTATCAATAAAAGAATAGATATCACAACCATATCATATGAAGCTTATTTTGAAAGATTCCGACAAAGCCAACAAATTCTCCTCGATTTTTCAGCATCTTAAGCAACTGGTTCAAGCAATAGTGCTGTATGTGGATGATAATGGTCTATATATTCAAGGTATGGATTCTACCCAAATTTGTTTATTTGAGTGTAAATTGCATCATACATGGTTTGACGAATATTCATTTAATGCCGATGAGGATGATAGTCGAATTTGCATTAATACTAATATTATTCATAAAGTCATTAGTGCTGTCGGTGAAAACCAAGTCATTGAAATATCACATATCAGTTCAGAGGATGTTTTGAATATTAAATTTGCAACAAAAACACAATATGAAGTCGAAAATAAATTCAACAAACATTTTCAAATATCATTGATTGAGATAGATACCGAGCGTCTAGAGATTCCTGCATGTGAGACATTGGTTGATTTAACTATTGATACCGCCACGTTTTCAAAACTGATTACCCAACTATTAATCTTCAGTGAACAATTAACACTGACCTTCACGGATGAAAGTATACAATTTGAAACATCTGGCATAGAAGGTGGGTTAAAATCGAATATTGATTTGGAAGATGTAAATGAATATGCTATTGGTGAAAATTCAACACTGGTTCAATCATATAGTTTGTCATTTATAAATATGATGTGTAATTTTAGTAAATTGAACAAGAATATTATTATGGGGTTTAATGAAAATATGCCGATGTCGCTGAAATATAAACTTTGTCAGGATGAAAGTGAAAATCATAATGACAACGAAAGTGTCGTCATATTTTATCTAGCACCTCGCGTAGATGAATAATATAGTTTTGTGTAATAATCAATATATATTTGTATTTGTATTTTTTAGTAATATGATTTTTTATTCCATCATTATTTTTAGTATTACATTAATCATATATTTACATGTTCTGTATCATTTAAAAACAAATGATGTATGCGAAGTTTATAAGATTGGTAATATTTCAAAAGAAAAATGTATTGAATTATGTGATTTAAAGCAACCTGCATTGTTTAATTATAATAATACTACTATAACAGAAAATATTAACAAAACCTTAGATAGTAAAAATTATACAAATTTAAATTTAAATGTTAAAAATATTACAAATAATCAATGCTCTATTCCATTAAGTTTAGAAAAAACTAAAAACTTAATGCTGAAAGATAAAAAAGGTTTATATATTTGTGAAAAAAATAACTCGTTTATGGAAATTTCTGGTTTAAATAACCTAATAAAAAAAAATGACAATTATTTTACACCACATCTTGGAACATCTAAATACTACGATATAATTTTTGGTTCTAATAATTCACACACTAGACTTAGGTACGATTTAAATTATCGCAATTTTTATTATTGTATTTCTGGTTCATTTAATATTAAATTAATTCCGCCTTGTTTCAGTGATTATTTAAAAGAAGAAAAACGATATGATTTACTCGAATTTACATCAGCCGTAAATGTATGGAACATTAAAGATGAGGATATTTTTACTACGAAAAATATCAATATTATTGATATTACTATAAAAGCTGGTGAGGTGTTGTTCATACCGGCTTATTGGTGGTATAGTATACAATGCAATAATAAATCTTTGTTGTGCTCGTTAAAATATAAAACTTATATGAATTATCTGTCATTAGTACCACAATATGCACTTCATTACCTTCAAATGCAAAACATATCCCATAAAATATTTCCAACTATTAATAAAGATATTCCAAAAGATACTTTACAAACCTCTGGTACTAACGATAAAGGGGGTGATGACCAGGACCATATCCAGGGTAAGGATCAGGACCAGGGTAAGGATCAGGACCAGGGTAAGGATCAGGACCAGGGTAAGAACCAGGTCCAGGGCCATGCCAATAACGAAACCACGGAAATTGTCAAGGACAAAGACCATGACAAAACTAAGGAATGAAAAATACCAATGATAATCTAGGCGATCATTTATAAAACAATAAATATGTTTGTAATATATATATACTTATTTATCAATGACCGATAAAAATGCTGATTTAATAAAAACTCTCCCTGGCTATTCAAAAAAACTGCCGTCAAAAACATATGGAGGTTATATTCCTTTATCAAATAACAAAAATATCTATTATATGTTTATTGAAGCTGAAAAAGCTCCCTCTAAGGCACCTCTACTATTTTGGACGAATGGTGGTCCTGGTTGTTCTGGGTTAATTGGGTTATTCCATGAATTGGGTCCATATCGACCCACACGTAATGGTAAACTGGCATATAATCCTTTCACTTGGACGAAATTCGCCAATGTGGTATTTATGGAGCAACCCATTGGGGTAGGATTTTCATGGTCAAAAAACAAAAAAAATTATAAAAGTGATGACGAAAAGTCCGCCAAAGACAATTTAGAATTTATATTAAATTTTTTTTTAAAATATCCAGAATACAGAGCCAATCCATTATATTTAACCTCTGAAAGCTATGGAGGTCATTATATACCACTATGGGCTAGAGAAATCGTCAATTATAATAAACGCGATGACAAATTTTTAAATTTGAAAGGCATGATGATCGGTAATCCATATGTAAATTACCTGTCTGGTATAGCAGCACAAATAGAAAGCTATTGGGGTCATCAAATGATTCCGAAAGAACTTTGGAAAAAATTCACCAAAAGAAAGTGTAATCAGTTAGAAGGGAAAAAAAATTGGCGTAAAACCTGGAAAAAAAATAGGTGCCAATCCCTCAGTGAAAAAATAGAAGATTTAGTGGGTAAGCATAATCCCTATGCCGTGGATTACCCATTGTGTGTCACCAATCAACAAAGCAATCTAATCAGTTTTTATAAAAAAGGGCGCAAAACGATTAGAAAAAAATACAACCCCTGTGTTGAAAAATTTACCGAAACCTATCTGAATCGCAAAGATGTTAAAGATGCTATACATGCCAAAAATTTAAAAACAAACTGGAAACCTTGTTCAGATATATCACGCTATAGTGAAAAAGATTCTTATGTTTCCATTGTGCCGGTGATCAATAAGCTTTTAAACGATCCAAATTTGAAAGATATGGATGTGTTAATAATGTCGGGTACAGAAGATGCTATTTGTGCGACTGTTGGTACACAGAAATGGTTAAAACAACTAGATATAACACCTGTAAAAAAATGGAAACAATATTTTGTGAATAAAAATCCAGCCGGTTATATGAGTAAGTACAATGCCAACAAACAAAAAAAACTTTGGTTTGCCACAGTTATTGGTGCTGGTCATGAACTTCCATTATATAGACCAGAAATTGCTTATCATTTAATGAAAAAATTTGTGTTTAATAAATTGTAATAAAGTTCGGTGTATGTATAGATAAACTTATATATTTACTTATTTTATATATAAACTTATTATATAATGTCTTATTTAAAAAAAATATTAATGCTATTACTAATTGTTATATTATCAAGTATGTTATTATATCAAAAATCCATATATGAGTTTATGGAAAATAATAAAAATATTAAAATATGTATTTTAATAATTAGTGTAGAAAATAGTAATAAAAGATGGACCTTAGAAAAAAAAATTTGGGAAAAATATATGAATACACATAAAAACATTGATTGTTATTTTATTGAATGTGGTGATAAAGAAAAACCATATACAATAATAAATAGTTGTACAGATTCTTATATGCCTGGCATTTATCAAAAAACAATAAGCAGTTTAAACAAAATAACAAAAAATTATGATTTTTATGTGAGAACCAATCTCAGCTCCTTTATAATTTTTGATAATCTTCTTAATACACTACAGAATATAACACATGATCAACCTGTCTTTATGGGGGACAAATCCTGGAATAATGCTGATAATTGGACTTCCGGAACATCTATAATATTTAACCATAAGGCAAAAAAAATTTTAACTAAATATGGTAAAAAGAAAAATTACTATCTTAATGATAAAATTGCCGATGACGTATTAATTGGTAAAGTATTCAAAGACAATAACATTTTAATAGATGCTTCAAAAGATAATATATTATATTTTTGGGATTACACAAAAAAAGACAATATGTATCTTATAAAGAATAAATCATATTGTGTTATTAGATTAAGAAATGATAATGATTTACTTAAATATAAAAACGCCACCGATAATTTATTAAAAGTATATTACAATATTGATTAATTAAAATCCATATCTTCAAATAGGAAATCTACCACTTATCACAAGGAACACCCTTATCATTCACACATGTACTAGGAGAAGAAATCATGACCGCTACGTAAATCCAAAGTACAAACAATGCGAGATACGAACAAAAGCCTATACAAAATGCACAAGCACGTTTGGTATCGCTATAGCCTTCTTTTGCCTTTGAAATACCAATACCCCAACAACCACCACAACAAGTTAGAAGCGTAGAAACTCCCAATGAGGTCCAACCTAGGACAAAGGCGGATGCACCCGTCCACCCGAAAAGGTACCAAATAACCGCCATTACAGTCTGTGATTCTCCCTTGACGGCACAGGGATTATTCTCTTCCATGGAATAATAACCACTATCACAAGCACACATAAATCCGTCTTTGGTATTGCGACACTGACCATTAATACCACAATTACTCGTGGCGTTAAAACACTTTACTTCAATATTTTTCGCTGTCGGTGTTGCTCCTAGGCGGCGAAGATTATGATGATGCACTGGGGCACTCCCTCGAAGATTTTTTGGGTTATATTCCGGAATAGGGTTCTTATATATTTCGGTGTTAGTATTAGTAGTAGTGTATACAGCTAGTTCGGCCACACAAAGGGTGATCATAGCATTAATCATCATAACATTAATCATCTTAGTAAGGTTGTTCATACTTCTGTCTCAAGTATCATGGAAAAAAACCATTTCAATTTTTTTATTTAATAGCATCAAAATTAAATTACTTTTAGACGGCGTTTCCGGCAATTAAGCATGGGGTATTTTTCATACAATTTAAATATTGCTGCCTCTTTGGCTTTGGCTTCTATCATAATATCTATTTTGGTGTTGTATTTTTGGGGTATTTCCAGCAAATACTCGGGTATGGTGTCTATAAAATCACTATGATGACCACATCTCCCAGATCCTTGTTCGCTCACATGAAATTTTGGTTTTATTTTCTCTCCCGCTTTACACCAACTATCTAGAACTTCTGCCATATATTCGCCGCCTGGTTTAAATTCTTCGTCGGGATGCAATAGCTTGTAACATTCAAAATGATGTGTATCAAATACCACTGGTATGCCGACACGCTTTGAAACACGTAGACAATCTTTGATGGAGAAATTACGTTCACAATTTTCCAAGACCAGACGATTTCGCACATTTTCGGGGAGCATAGCATATTGCTCACACCAACGATCAATCGTTTTTTCTTTGTCACCATATGTTCCGCCACCATGCACCACCATTACTGAGTTATTATCTAACCCCATCAAATCCAAAACATTGGCATGATAGGACAAATCATCGATGGTATGTTTAAAAGCTATTTCACTCGGTGTCCCCACCACATTGTATTGACCAGGGTGAAAAGTCAAGCGTTGATTATATTTTTTTGATTTCTCACCAATCTCTTGTAATAAGTCTAGCGCAAAGTCAAAATCATAGCTTTGTACACGAGGGTTTGATTTATGGGGAAACATTTCACTACTTAACCGAAATACCTTTATCCCATTCGCTTCGTTCCAATCCATCATCGTCAACACATCGCGGAGATTTTGCAAAATTTTTTCTTTTAGAACATCCACACCTTGTTCATAGATGGTGCGAATAATCATTTTTCGTGAGGCAAATATAGGTGGTTTTTGGTGTCGCAACGTATTGTTGATACAACATAGTCCTAATTGAATCGGTTTGTTAATGCTCATAATATGTACTAGTTTAAACACTCGTGCTTTTAAACCTAATTATTGTAAACTTACTTATTGTAAACTTTAGTTTTTCAATTTTTAAAATAAATGATGTTATATATATGGCAGGTGGATTATTTGGACGACCTTTAGTTTTTAACGAAAAATGTATTTTTTTCGCCTTGATTTGCATGATGTTATTTATGTATAAGCCTAACATAAATAACCAATATTTGTTGTATTTTACCTTGTTTGTGATATTTGTCGTAGCCTATGTCGCGATGGCGTGGTATGATTATTATTTTAATTGTGATATCGTACCCTTAAAACGCGGTAAATATTCATTTACTGGATTATTTAAACCTCCAGCACATGT